TTTTCATCGATTACCTCTTGAAGAGACGACCTAGCAGTGGCAATTTTTGTATGAAGTTCCTGAATCTGCTCTTGGATTTCTTCTGCATTGATTGCCTGTTCCGGGAGGTCAATGTCGATAGACCTGTAGAGGTCCTCCCACTGTTTGATATCCCGTTTTGCTTGTTTATGTATCTCATTCTCTTTACTAATCTTATCTGTGAGTTGTTGTTGTTCTTCCAACTCTTGGTTAATTTTTGCAAACTTAGTTTCATGTTTCTCTAGCTGACTAGCTACAAAAGCATCGTCTATAGTTTGACTACAAGTAGGACACTCTGCATTTGTCTGAGACATTAGGTCAGTATACTTACTAACCATTTCTTTCTCATTTAGACTTTCTACTTTGAGTGTCTGTACTTTTCCTAAATGTTCTATGTAAGGTTGTTCTTCGGGATAGCTTGTCAACTGCATTTTTGCTTTGTCAAGGTCTATCAGTTTTAACTGTTCTTTTAGATTTTCATTCAGATTTATTTTTTTGTTCTTTTCGGAGATATTTTCAAAATCTAATTGTAAAGAACGCAAAGATTGTTCGTCTTTTTCCGAAATTTTTGGTAAAATCATCTTTTCAAGTAGTTCTGTATTTTCCAAAAAATTGTCCTCGAGCCATTTTTCAATTGTTGCAATTTTGGCTTGCTCACTTGTAATTGTAGTACTAGCAACCCTTACTGCTTCTTTGAATGTCTCAAAGTATGCGACATAATCGTCTAGTTTCAAAAGGTCGATTAAGAACTTTTTACGATTTGTGTCTGTCGCTGTTAAGAATTGTAATGATGCATTGGTATTCTGGTACACTAATTGCGAAAACGTCTTAAAATCAATACCCAAAATATCCCCAAGCGTCTTGTAAGTATTTGACGCTGTGTGTGAACTTATATCCTCGCCATCTTTGGTAAGTTTACACTTAAGAGCAGATTTACGGTTTACGCTAATAACATACTCAGAAGTATCCACTGTAAAAGATAAGCTGATATTATAACCATTATTGACATAACGGTTTGCGATGTCGGCTTTCTTAACATTTTTACTATTCTTATTAAATAATACTTCCTCTAAAATAAGGGGAATAGAGGATTTTCCCACTCCATTTGTTCCTACTAATTGTGTGAGAGTTGCATCTGATAAATCAATCTCGTTACCTGCCCCGTAGGAAAAGCAGTTATCCCACTTCAACTTCTGAAGAATAATCATTGAATACTCCCATTATGTTTTTTATTTTATCATCATCAAAAGATAATATCTCTTGAAGATACTTTACTAGTTCATCAGAAATAGATAAATCACCGCTCAAGTCTAGTCTTGCATCCACAGTTCTATTTACAACTTTTTTGTCAAGAAGTTCTGAGTTTTTGACTTGTGCCAAATCTTGCATGTCTCCTGTAACTTCGTAAATAGTGTGATGAAAGTCTGTCTGAATCATTTCATCAGTGTTACTCACAGTCTTACGAATAAGTTGCGGTAAGTCAAACTGATGCCATGTCCAATCAAATGAGTTATCTATAATTAGATACCCCGTTTGGACTTCGTTTCTATGAAATGATGTAGTCATAGGACTTCCTGGATATACAATGTTTCGTTGAGTATTCTCGTGAGCATGTAAATCTCCAGCAAAAACTGTTTTGTACTTATCAAATCTAGATAAATCTACTTCTGGATTAACATGAGGTGGTATCTCTCCACGCACATGAGTGAATAGATGTTCTGCATCTATATCTTCTATACTATTCTTTTTGTGTAAGTCTGCATAAGGCAATATACACCAGTTATCTTCATAGTATGTTTCTGTAATCACACTTACTAGTGGATTAAGTTCATTTGTTACTCTCTTTAAATTGTCAAAGAAAGTCTTATTTTTTCTAGTGGCTTCATGGTTGCCATCATAGATAATTGTTCTTACTTTTGTTCTTTTTACAAAATCAAAATACAAAGTAAGTTCATCCATGGAAGGAACTCGGTCAAACAAGTCCCCGCCAATGATGTGAAGGTGAACTCCATGATTATCTACAGCTTCCTGCACTTGTTCAAAGAACATTTCATAGCGTGAGCATGCCCACCCTACAGGTACATTCTTTTGTCCAAGTTTTATATGCCAATCTGCTGTAAATAAAATCATCCTAATAGTTCATCTCCAGGTGTCCATTCACACCCCGTTAGTCCACCTGCTTTAATGCCTTGTAAAGTTCTAAGAACTTCATTAGCATTTCTGCCTGTGTCAAGTGCGTTAACACTTACATGTTTTACTACATCATTTCTATCAATAATGTAGGTTGCTCTGTAGCAAACTCCTGCTTCCTCATCAACTATTCCTAGTTCTTCTGCAAGTCTTAAACCACAGTCTGCTGCTAATGAGTGGTTAATGTTTCCAATTAGTTCGTTATCTTTTTTCCAAGCTAACTTACAAAACTCATTATCACCACTTATACCGATTACGTTTGCTTCTTCTACTAAGACGTCCATGCCCGCTATTTCAGTCGGGCATATAAACGTAAAGTCTTTCGGATAAAAGTAGATTACTGTATAATCGTGCTTCAACGGGTCATAGTGTTCAGTAACTGAAACTTCTACAAACTCGTTATCTTTATTGACACCCTGCAATCTAAATGCAGGAAACTTTTCTCCTACTCCTATCATCATGATACATCAAACTCCTCTGATACTTCCTCAGGTGTTTCTCCACCTTGGTCGTTCACTCTTCTCAACAGTTCTAACTGCGCATCTGCTGTTGGTCTTGGTAAAACGTCATCCATAGACTTAAGGTCTGCGGTTAGTTCTTTTTCCCAATCTTCAAGTTCTCTTGGTTTACACTTTAGAACTTGTAATTGATACTCAACATTAAATACCTGTGGGCCAGTCTTCTTTCTTTTGAAATGGATATCATATCCTGTGACTGGGTCTGTTGGGTCGCCCAACTCTTCCATAGCTACTATAACTTGGTCGAATAGTTTTCTTTTTAGATTAAGAACTTTTACTGATTTATCGGCGTAGTCTATGCACTGAACGGCATAAGACCATCCACATTTTAAGTCTGGGTAAAAGTCACGAACATGGTCATGTTCTTTGTTATTAAAAGTTTCTGAGTTTCTATCAAAAGCTAGACACTCCATAGGAATGTTTTTACCATTCTCACCTTTAATCCAATAGACGTACCTAGGTAATAAGTCGCCCACCAGTCTTACATGGTGGTCTTCTTTACCTGCGTAGTTATATGTTTCGATTTTAGATTTTTGGGCTGAGCCCTTTGTTGTATTAAAGCCTATAGCCATAATTATTCTCCTAATGTCTCCTCAAAGCAAAAGTGTACCCTTCCATTTTTGACTTCAAGCAGTCTGTTATTGTTTATAATCTCTTCTGAAATTGGACATTCCAGAAGGTCTAGTGTGGTGTCTTTTGTGTTTACATAGTTGTGATAATTGCGGAATGATGCGACACCTGCATATTCAACAACTTCTCTATCACTCAATGCTCGACCAGTTTCTAGCAACTCCTTTGGGTTTAGGAGATACGACTTTCCACCGAATCGATACTGATAAAACTTAAAAGTCTTATCATGATAATTTTTTGGTTTAATCTTGTAAGTAATTATACGAAGGATTTGTATTGCATCAGCAACATTCCCTTTGCTTACTCTCATTATCTTATTCCAATTAAATAGTAACATATTATAACAAATTTTTGAACTCGTGTCAAGAACTATTTTTGTCGTGTCTTAAGTCATTGGGTTTGTTCTGCATGTTAGCGACTTCGTCTGGTGAGATTGTAGCATGAACATCGCTTTGAGCCATTTTGACAAGATTTCCTCTGTAGATATGTGAGCCACAATGCATTAGTTCTACTGCAGGTAATGCCCAAATATCTATACCAAGATTTATACAGTACTCTGAAAACATATAATCTTCTGAAAGATATCTATTTTCCTTATTAATAATGCAATCAAAGAAAGCAGTTATTTTTTCACCTGGTGCAAACTCTCCTTCTCTAAGATGGTCAGGAGTATATAGCAACTCAGGGTGTGCTTCTGCATATTCTTCAAATACACTTCTTTGTATAAACATAAAACCAGTAGCGCCTTCTTTTACCTTGATAGGTTCAAACACAGGAGCTCTGCCATCAGGGTACTCACTAGGTAAAGGATTAAATGCCATGTCTCCACCTATCTGTTCTAGTTCCCATGGGGCTTGGTCATACATACCACTCTTTGCAGCATGTAATACTTTTTCCCATGCAATAGTTTTCTTAGGATAAAGACCACACATAATTCTATACTTATCTGGGTCTTCTGCAATTAGATGTATCATATACATAAAATCCATTGACCTCCATGCAATATCACTATCTACAAAAACTAGGTAATCACAGTCACTTTTTAAGAAGTTTGCTACACAGTAGTTTCTAGCTCTAGTAATAAGGCTTTCATTAAATATTGAAAATAACTGTGCACCTACTCCATATTGTTGAAGAGTTCCGCATGTCTCCATAAGAGACCTAGTATATAGTCCATGACACATGCCTCCATACATAGGAGTAGCAATCATAAACTTGTACTTCCTCATTTCATCTAAATTTAATTGAATTTCACTCATAATACTTTTACCTCGTAATCTTGTTTTAAATAGTAACCCATTCTAGCATTTGCTTGTCGAGCTGCTGTTTTTCCTTTTAAATGTATATCTACTACTACTGGTTTTTCTTTTCCTTCTTTATCTCTTATAACCCTACCCACTAACTGTGTAAGTAAAGGCTCATTGTTAACTGGTGTACCTAATACTAAACAACTTAAATCATTTAGAGAGATACCTTCTGAAAAAATAGACTGTGTACCAAAGAGTATATTTTTATCTCCTTTTATTTGTTCCATAGTTTTTTCTCTTTCTTCGAAATCCATATCTCCTGTAATTGATACTGCATTATCACCTACTAGTCTGGCACATGCCTTTAGAAATGCAACTCTATCAGACACTACTAATACCTTGTGTCCTAGTGCAGCATACCTTGCAGCTATCATTGCAACACTATGCACATATTCTTCGTTGTATGCTAAGTGATTTATGCGTTCTGCCCATGGTGTAAATGAACCGTCTAAAAATCTTATATCAGACTTTATAACATGTACCTCTGGTATAAGATAGTTTTCTTTAGGCGGTTTGAAAACATTATGCCCAAAGTAGTCTCTAAAAACTACATGACGCCCGTCTTTTCTTTCCAAAGTTCCTGTCAAGCCTATCTTATATCTCGTAGGCATTTCGTCTACAATACGAGTAAAAGTAGGACTACTGACGTGATGCATTTCATCTAATATCAATGTTCCAAACTCTTGTTTTATATCGTCCATTTTTCGGTACAAACTCTGTATATTCCCGACAACGATAGGTGCCTTTATATTAAATTGTCCACTACCTATTCTGCCTGCCTGTATTCCAAAGCATTTTTGTACTTCTTTTTCCCACTGGTTTCTTAAGTTAGTTGTGTGGGTAACAACTAATGTTTTCTGACCAAGCTTCGCTGCGATAGCTAAACCTGTAAATGTCTTTCCCAAACTTACCCAAGCGTTAACTATAGCGTTGTCATCTATCTCGTCATGTACCCTCTTTTGACTTGGTCGTAATTCAAACTTAAACTTTTCATGTTCTGTTGGCACACTAACCCTCTTATCGATTATTTCGTAATCGTCTGGGATTAAATCCATTCTTCCAATAGGTATGGATATCAAACCTTCTTTTATAAATCGTATTGTTTTAAATACTAAAGGTGGGTCTGTAGGTATACGTGGAGGAATACTGTAAGTAAGTTCCTTTTCGATAATATTGTGCAACTCTTTAGTTACACTCATATATATTCTGTTACTAAGAACTGCTTTCATATATCTTATTCCTTAGATTCGTACTAGAAAAAGAATGAGCTCTACTAGTGTAGAAAATCTCATGTAATCCTTTTCCTGTAAAATGTCTATCTGTCCAATCCTCTCCAACAAATCGAAGATGTATTGGTGTTGCTTCTAGCAAATCTAATAGACTTTGTTCTGTATCATAAGGAATAATTTCGTCTATATACTTAACTGCTCGTAACTGTACATATCTTTCAAATATAGACTGTACTGGTTGTTTCTTCTCTTGTCTGTCTATGCTAGGGTCTGTTTGTAGTCCTACGATTAAATAGTCGCAGTTACTCTTTGCTTCTTTCAACATTACTATATGCCCTGCATGAAGCAAATCAAATGCTCCGCAAGTAAATCCTATCTGCTTGTCCATTTTTCCCATACTTTTCTATTTTGTTCTTTCATTTCATTGGAGTTATTATCCCAAGGACTAGACCATCCACATTTCTTTTTTCTTTCTCTTATATGTTTTGGTAAATAATCTTTCATTACTTCTCTTAATAAATATTTGTAAGTCCCAGATGCATAGTCTTTATGCATTTTCATTTTTGTTTTCCCATCAGTTTCATAGATATATCTAGTAAACTCTTGTGTGAGATACACTGGTCTAGATTCCATACCAAATAGTCCGCATGTTTGGTCAGCAGCTAATACATTATTTTCACTAGTACACATCAAGTCTATAAATAGTGTAGAGTTAAATCCTTGCTTATCATTTTTAAATATGTGTTTACTTAGCCATTTTTGTCTTTCACTAAAGCTATGTACCCATTCTTGATTATATCCTTTTGTGTATCTTTTGGCATGATGTTGATATCCGCTAAAAAATTCATCTGCACTATCTCCTGTGAGTACAACCTTACATCCATCTTCAGAAGCTGCTTTAGCAAGCGCATATCTAGGCGCTCTCCTGTTGTTGTCATTCCATACGTAGTTGTTACCTTCTACCCACGCCTTTCCATACTCGTCTCTTTGTTTTTTAGTTAGAGTCACTACTTTATATGGTATACCCCACTCTTCACAAGTCTTTACTGCTAAGTTAGACTCATTAGCAAATATTTCTTGTCTATACATATCTCCTTTTTCATCAGAATATGCACAAATATACGCTGTTAAATCTAACCCCATGTCTTTTACTACTCCTAAAGCACAAGTACTATCTAGTCCTCCGCTTAGAAATATAGCAGTCTTTTGTTTATTCTTTGCTACTTTACGTATTCCTTTTACTAAGTTTTCTCTAAATTCTTCTTCTACAAAAGGTTTATTTTCTATTCTATACCCATTCCACAAATTAGTACCTTTCTTTAGTACTTGTGTTATAGTGTTATAGTGATATAGCTGACCTGGTTCTACTTTCATTATATCCTTAAATGGAGAGTCTTTATACATCCATATAGGATTATTCCACCATTTTGTAGCTATGTCTTTTGTTTCAGAGCCTACAAAACTAGCTAGACTAGTAGATATAGATATGTCTTTGTTATCTTCTTTTTTTATCCACAAGGGCTTGGCTCCAAAATGGTCTCTTATTATATCACAAATACCTGTCTTATAATTCATAAAACAAAAAGAGCCGTGCCAATTTGCAAACTCTATAAACTTAAATCCATACTTCTCATAGCCCTCTGCCAAGAACTTAGTATCATTTGGTATGTTAGAGTCATATACTTCTCCATTAAATACCATTATGTTACCTTTCTTGGTTATGTAAGGTTGAACTTCACTTTCCCCTGATATGTCTAATAACACATGAGCAAATGTAAGGTTTGTCATGTACCTAATAGTTTCGCCTCGTGCATCAGGACCTCTGAAACGCTGGGCATCTATATACTTATCTGCTTCGTTATTTAAACTAGTGACTACAAATCCACACATTATAACTCTTTCCAGTGTAATATTGTGTTTTCCTTTATATCATGCCACTTCATAAACTCTACATCATACATGATAATTTTATTATCTACTTTACTAGTATCTTCATTAATTGCTCTCATATCCATACCTCTAGTCCAATCAGGATTAGTGGTCATTTCTCTTGTTTTTGTTTCTCCACTTTTGAGACATTCAAACTGTACTAAACATATTTTCTTTTCTAATGTTCTTTTTAATTTATCTAAATCTTGCGCCATGTGTCTTTTTTCCTTTCAGTTGCATACTCCCACAAAGCATAAGGTATACCCTTTTTATAGAGTATACCTGCCCATGTTTCTTCTGCCTTTGGTGGTCTTGCCACAGTAAAAGGAAAAGGACAATCCTTTAGCCATAATACTGTTGCCACGTCTTTTTTCTTTACAATTCTAATTTTATGATACTTCAATGGAGCAGTTTCTAACTTTTCGTTATAAAAGTACTTACCATTAGAGTCTACAAAATGTTTTCCCCTGTGTTTAAGCATTGCTACTTCATCATCGCATTGATACTTAAGTGGATATAAACTCTTCATTGGAGTCTGTAATCTTCTTAATCCTAGCGATTCTCCTAGCATATTTCTATCATCAATAACTTGGTCTTCAAGCCATAGCATATTGTCCAGTTCCTCTGGCTCATTATGTAATACATATACTGGATATCTAATCATTTAGTGTTCTCACTTTCCAAGCTCTTTTCCAAAACTCTACTACCTCTTTATAAGGCTTTGTACCATATGCACAAAACCATACTTGCTCGGGTTGTATAACATTAATTTTAAAGTTACTGTGGTCTTCAAGATTTGTTATGTATCCTTTCTCTTCTCTTAAATTCCACTCTACACAACTTCTTGCACCTCTTGGCCAATGTCTAGCACCTCTATACTCCCAACGCCATTCAAATCTAGCAACTACAAGATTTCCTAGACCCATTTGATGGGGAGTGCTTGTTTTAATTTTCCTACCATTTTGTTCAACTACTGAAATCTCTTCTGGATTAATACCTAAAAACTGCTCTACACTGCTATCCATATAGTTAGCGTAAGTATATCCTTTATCTATATTTATATAAGGTATTCTTTCATAGAAGTCACACGACCTCTCTAACATATAATCCCAATCAGGTTCAAAATTAACTTGCATATAACTTTTCAAACTTGCCTAGTGAATAATCATCAGCAACATCAAAGTCACATCCAACTGGAGCACCAGGGATTGATAGTCCTCTATCTTTTTGTATAAACTCTTGTAGTTTTTCTGAGTAGTGTTCTATCTCATCTTCAGGCACTTCTGCTAAAACCGAATCGTGAACAAGTGCAAATATCTTAGATTTCATTCCTGTCTTTTCTATATACCTCTGCATATCGATACCGCCCATAAGGTTGATATCAGATGCTACAGATTGTACTAAGAAATTAATTCCACTACGCACTTCATGTGAGGCGATTCCTTTGTCCTGTGAATGGACATCAGGTAATCTTCTCTTTCTGCCAAACCTACTATAAACAAATCCATTCGCTTGAATAAATTTCTTTTGGTTGTCTAGCCACTCACGAAGTTTAGGGAACGCTTCGAAATAATCTTTAATAGTATTCGCTGCATCTTGCATACTGAAGTATTCTCCACTATCCTTTGTTACTTGTTCACTTATCTTCTTCGGCCCAGCTCCATACATGATACCAAAGGTAACAGCTTTAGCTTGTTGTCTTTGTGCACCAAATAGTTCTGCGACATCATCAACATCGCAAGGTAATCTGAATACTTGTTTCGCAATTGTACTATGAAAGTTACCACCGCTTCTAAATACTTCCATCAAACCTTTGTCATCTGCTAGTACAGCCGCACAGTATACTTCTGCTGTTGTCAAGTCCATTGCCACAATCTTGTGTCCTGCTTTGGCTTTGATACAGCCTTTTACTGTGGGATTATCTCTAGGGAGCTGTTGCATATTAAGTTTACCACTACTACTCAATCTACCACTAGTTGTGCCATGTAGATTGAAGTTTGTTCTAAGTCTTCCATCCATGTCTAGGTTAGGAATATTTTTGTCAAGATATGTAGTCTTGATTTTAACCTTTTGACGAACTTCAAGAATGTGTTTAGGCACATCATGTTCTTCTGCAAGATTACCAAGTACTTCAGCATCTGTACTGAGTGCACCCGTTGCGGTTTTCTTGTCAGACTTCAGTCCGATATAGTCAAAGAGTAAAGCTCTTAGTTGCAGAGTTGAGTTAGGGTTAAATGCACCCTTGTCTGCGATAAACTGTTTGACTTCAGGAAACTCATATAGAGCTTTTACTGCTGCATCAATATCTTCGCCCATACGCTTCTGACCAAATTCTAAACGAACTTTGTCGAAGGGAACGCCATTGCTCTCGATACATTTTAGAAATCTACATCCTTCTATTAGGATTCTTCTGTATACTCCATAGAGTTTATCATTTGTTTTGAGAGCTTTTTCAAACTTCTCAAATAACATAAACGTTACGATAGCATCCATTGCTGCGTAGTTTCGCATGACATCAAAAGGAACCATACTATAATCAAAAGAATCTTTGAGTATACCTGTTCTTTTCTTGAAGTCAGCAATCCAGTTAGAAAGTTCTGCTTCGTAATCTCCATATGGAGTATGCTTGATTGCTAGTGTCTTAAGACCATGTGTTCCTGGTCTCTCGTCAAACATATAATGCATAAGCATAGTATCTTCAAAATGAGGAAACTCAAAGTTGAAGTGATACTCAAACCATTGTAAATCAAACTTAGCGTTATGAAATACAACTCGTTTCTTATTGAATATCTCTTGCATGAGTCTTTCAGACTCTTCATCCATGCACTCACAATCGGCATAGATACCATGCTCATTTTCATAGGACATCGAGAAACCTAGCATATAGCCATCACGGCAGTACAATGCTGAAGTCTCTGAGTCAAGCGCTATGAAGTCGCCTTCGTGGTCTAACGCATCTTGCAGCCACGCATTTAGTTGTTCTGTGTCTTGTATGCCATAACATCTGTCTTTTGGTATGGTCATTTGTTTGAGTTTTCCACTCACATATCCCGTTATACTCTCGACCGCTTCCTCGAATGTCTTCTTTGCTTCTGGTCTGAACTTTATCATAGCAGGATTGATTATTGCTAAAAATTTATCATCGCAAACTTTTCCATTGTACTCAGTTATAGATGTTTTTCTAGTATACATTTTGAAAGGCTCTGAACCTACAACAATGAGCCATTCGTACGCATCGATATCGATTTCAATATCAACATCTCTTTTCAAAATTTTCTTCTTACTAGAATCTGAACACAGGGCAAACCTATCATATTCAAAGTCAAAGTATTTATCCCAGTTCGTGCTGGACATTGTTGTTTCTATTAGTGCTACATTAGCCATATAATTTTTCCTTTAATCTTTCTATCTCTGGCCTTGTTAGATTGCCAGGGTCTATATTATCTCGTAATTTTACTACTCTTGCAGACATTTCTAACTTGTCAGCAAGGTCTTTGGCTTTCTCAGCCGCTTGTATTCCTGCATCGTCTCCGTCAAACATAATGTCAACTCCTGTAATACCTTGGAGTTTCAGTAGACTTAGTTTGACCCAGTTGACTTGTTGTGTACCGAAACAGCACACTGTATTCTTGAGACCTTTGTCCCAAAGGTTAAGAGCATCAAAGATGCCCTCTACCAATATAACTCTGTTTTGTATAGGTTTTACTTTTGCTGGACAGAAAGGCATCTCTACACCTT